TCACAAGTGTGGACGGTTTGTGGACATTTCACTTAGCGGGTTTAGCATTACTGCATCCTGTAAATAGTCAGGTGCAAAGTGCGCATAAGTCATGGTCTGCTGAATGTTCGCATGTCCAAGTATTCGTTGGAGTGCGATTATATTCCCTCCCCGCATCATAAAGTGAGTTGCGAATGTATGCCGTAGAGCATGAATCGCTTGACCGCGAGGGAGGTCAGGTTTTACTTTCTTTATCAGCTTATAGAAAGTCATGTAATGAGTTTTAAACAATGGCCCGGTTTCAGTGGTTTTCACCTGGTCGGCGATCTCCTGTGAAATTGGTACCGAGCGCTTTTTCCCATTCTTCGTTTCAATAAACGTCACTCGGTTATGAATGATGTTTTCTGCCTTAAGGCTCTTAGCTTCCCCCCATCTGGCACCTGTCGCCAAACAAAGTATAGCTATACGCCGCGCATCACCTTTTGCCGTGTCTAATAGTCTGGCGATATCTTCCGATGATAAGTAAGACATTTCAGGCTGTTGCGTCTTAAGGCGTGCAAGTGCTCTGATTGGATGCTCGCCAAAAAACTCTTCAGCTTCGATCATCACACTGAATACACCACTAAGTACAGCAAGTGCGTGATTTATTGTGGATGCCTTTATACCATTAGTCAGCCGTTTTGCACGGTAATCCATGAGTAAGCGGTTGGTAATTTGGTACATCATCGGATCACCCATGTCATTGCATATGCCCTCAATTGCATTGAGGCGCTTACTGCCGTGTTTTAAATTACGCCCGTGATAATCCCACCACTTCGAAATAAACTCGCTTAAACGTCGCTTATCAGCAGGTTTACTTAACCATTCTTTATTATGGAAGTTGGCGATCACATACTTCTCAAAAGCCAGTGCATCGCTCTTTCTATCAAATTTACGCCGGATACGTTTTCCATCGCGCCCGTGCGGCCGTAAGTCCACTTCGTAATGACCATCATCGAGTTTCTTAATCGACATAAGAAAACCCTCCGATGTAGCAATTATTTTGAAACGATATTTCAAAAATGAATACTTTATAAATACTTAACCAATCTTTTTGTGTGATTGGGGATATATTATTTTGTCTGGCCCAGAGTGCGCGAGAGCCGGTGCAATTTGCCCGGATTCAGGAGCTGTTTCGCCAGTCATAAACCAGAGGGCATATTTTTTGTATCGTGGGTGATTAAGAATCTTCATGATTACATCACCTTTTGGCACGCTATCGCCGGTTTCGTACCGCCATAAAGCATTTTGAGGAATGCCAAGTAAATCAGCCGCTTCTGCCCTGCTTGTAATCCGCTCGCTTTCCCTCATTAGTTTTAATTTTTCTGCAATATCCATTTTCATTTTGCATTTTCCAAAATATACATACATAATCCAACTCAACCGATACATCAGGGGGCTTCACGTAACACGTAAAGCCATCAGGAAGCATCAGAAGAGAGCCATTAAGGATGTTAACAGATGCTAATAGATAGAAATACGCAAAAGTTTTCCGAGCCAGAGCCAATTACGCCGCGCGAGTTCTGCGCACGTACCGGCCGTAGTTACGGTTCAGTTGTAAATATGATGGATCGCAATCAGCTACCAGTTCACCGCGAGGGCCGCCCTGGCACCAAGCGACCACGCCGTTTCATCATGTGGAATGAATACTTAGAAGCAATGGCGAAAACTCGCGCCCTTTGCACTGGCGCAGAGCGTGAGTGGATTGAAAATATAATTCGCAAGGATGTGCTGACCGTCAAGCGCAATACCAAAGCAGAGCAGGGCCAAGGTAGGGCTACCGCATGACTCACCCATTAACTGCCGTCAGTCGTAACACGTCCATTTATCGCGGGTTCGTGATTAATTTTCGTCGCAGAACGGCTGTTAATTTGCTGAACCGGTATGAGGTTTTCTTGGGTGAGCAGTCTTTCGGCTTATTTGATGCTCAAGCACTCGCTACCGGCTTTATCGATCAGTTATACGCAGAACGTGAGACGGGAGTCGCAGCATGAAATCACCTTGCCTACAGATAGCTAACGTCATACTGCAAACGCATATGGCCGATATGCGGGAGTTAACCCGACGTGCGGTAGAGAAAAACGGCGTCTTTTCTCTTAAAGCAAATCTTCACGATCGTGAGAAAAAAGCCATTACCAGCAACACCCTTGCAGGGTTAAGTATGATCACCGCCATCGCGTGGCAGTTAGGTGAAAACGAATTAGCGACTTTCCATCAACTGAATACTTCAACGCAGCAATTTCGTGAGTCAGGCGTGATACCCCAATTTTTCAATGAAGAGGTGCCAGCATGCCAGGGCAACTAATTGAATTGACTGGAGGCGCATTAATCATGTTGGCCGTGCTTATTTGGATTGCTGTTTTGTCTGTCCGCGCCGCAATTCGCGATCACCGCCATCGCACCAGTATCAAGAAAGCAACAGAACGCCAGACGTTTCTGGATCGTAAAGCAGAAGTAGAGCGCAAAGCTCGTCAGCAGCTTTAAGGGGAAAAGGATGAAACAAGCATATTCCGCACTGACAAGTGACCTGTTGAAACAGTACCACTTTAAGGCCGAAAACTTGCGCGCCGCTTCCGCTATTGCAGATGAGGTGCGGACGTTTTCGCTGAATGATTACGCCTTTCGTCTAAGCGTTGGTCTGGAAGGCTTGTTAAGTGCTGCTCATGCATCTGGAGATCAAGATAGCGCTCAGGAATTAGAGTTACTGGTTACTCAGTACAATGGCGGACTTATTCCTAAGCCGCATTAACCAATTAGCCATGTTACCGTAATAATTTTATATAAATAAGGTTGAAAGATTATGAAAGATAATTCGGCACCACAGGAAATACAAAACCTCAATTCAAGCGACCGGCTCGTTATGGCTTCTGATGTGATCAATTTTATTAATACCGCAGGGAAGCAAAAAAATAAGTCTGTACATGAAAGAGATATCGCCATCATTCTGACAATGGCTATTGCAGCAAATAGCAATAGCCAGATATTAATTCAAGACTCACTAATTAAGAGTAATTAAAAAGCTGGGTCGGGCTTTTTATCTTGAGCCTCTTTCGCTTTATTCATCATATTGAAGATGGTCGCATAAATCTCTGAATAGGTGACAGTTGAGACACCGGTTCTAGAACCATCAGACCGTATGGGTAACTCGTTAGCGGCGACCTTGGACAATGATTCGAAATTACCGGAGGAAAGGGCTGCAATAATTATTTTATTTGTTTCTGTAATTAAGAAATTATCATCGGACATTTTATGTTCCTTAGCATGATTGGGTTGGTCTGCACCCGACTTCCGTGGTTGGTGTCAGCGGGCGCGGATAATTTATCACAAGACCATGCGCAGGGCATGGCTAAAAACCGATAATATTTCCTGATCGACAAGTCAGGGTGTTCAACTAAAGAGGTAATAACATGTTCACGTTTAACTTAAACCAGAAAGTAGAAGCAATCGTAAGTGGTGAAATGGGCCATATAAAAGCCCGCGCGGAGTATACCAAAAATGAAAATCACTATTTATTGCACATGAAGGCTGGTGATGGACGGGCAGTAGACCGCTGGCTTGCTGAGGGTGAAATCAAAGAAGTACTCATTCAAGAGAAGCACACGTAAATACCACATGCCGGGCATGACTAAGCCCGGCGTAATCAGAAAGCATACTCGCAGTTATGTGTGCTTCCTGATAAGTCACTGTCATACCGCGAGGTGAATGATGGAGCAAACAAATACCGATGAATTACCACTTTCAATGCAGGAATGGAATCAGAAAGTAGGTTTACGGCATTTAGAACGCATAAAGGAACTGTTTAAAAAAGATCCAGATGAAGAGTTTGAGCGACGTTTGGAGTCATTAAACAGGGGTAAGACCAAAGGTATTATTTATTATGCCGCTGGGATAAAGAAAGATAGCCATGACAGAAAGTTTAGGGAGTTGGAATGTCACGAAAGAAAAGCAGTGCGTAAAGCGGCATTGGATTTGTGGGTTGATTTGAATTCAATACCAAAAGACTTGTTATAAAGAAATAACCTTTTAGCGGGTTATTTAATATGGCGCATTTATCGCGTCGGGATTCCTATTATCTAAAGTTAAGGATTCGAATATGCCGAGTAAGAAAATTAAAAATGCTGATTTACTCAATGATGCCCTGATAAATGAACGTAGGAAACAAGCAATACTGACCTCTGCGCTTCTGGAAAATCTGGCGAATATCATTATTGCTCGTGCTTTATGTGTTAAAGAATCGGTGGAATTACTGCGCCAGGAATCCGATAAAATCCAAAATCAAATAAATGAGTAAGCGGCTAATGACAATAAATCGCTCCCCGCTGAAATGGGCCGGTTCAAAGGCTCGTATTATGCCAACCTTACTTCAACATTTGCCAACCGGTAAACGATTGGTAGAACCGTTTGCTGGTTCCTGTTCTGTTATGCTGAATACGGATTATGATGAGTATCTGATAACAGACATCAATGATGATCTGATTAACTTCTATGAGATAGCGAAAAGAGAAACGAGCGACTTAATCAATGTGGCTTCCTCACTGTTTCTTACGGCTAATTCCGACGAACAATATTATATTTTCCGCAAAATATTTAATGCACGAAACCGTGATGATATATCCAGAGCAGCAATCTTCCTTTATCTAAATCGCCATTGTTTTAATGGTATTTGTCGCTATAACCAACAAGGGCAATTTAATGTCCCCTATGGCAAATACAAAGCGCCTTATTTCCCCGAAGCAGAGATCCGTTTCTTTGCTGAAAAAGCCAAGAAAGCGACTTTCTTATGTTGTGATTTCTCCGAAGCACTGGAAATGGCTGTTGCGGGGGATGTGATTTATTGCGATCCGCCTTATATCCCGGTATCCAGCACTGCTGACTTTACCCATTATCACACCGATGGTTTTAGCGCTGATCAGCAATTTCGTTTAGCCCGCCTACTGGCAAGGGCCGCTGAAAATGGCTGTCATGTTGTTGCCTCCAATAGCGATACCTCTATCAGTCGCGATCTCTATAACCGTTTCACCCTCCACTCGATTACGGCTCCGCGCTCTATCAGTTGTAAAAGTGATGGCAGAAAAAGTATCGGGGAAATTATTGCGACAATTCCGGCGCAATTATATGACTGAGCATGCCCGTGGCCGTATCACCCCCACATCACCGCTGCCCTATCCGGGCGGCGGTGATATATCTATTGAATGGGAGCACTCATGGAATGCCCCGCGCCCTGCCATCGGTGGCTACCAATTTTTAGCGCCGGTCGCAGTGGTAGCAAAACCAAAATCTCACCCGCTGGTTATCCGCTATGTAAAACGCCTGAACGCGCTGGGGTATACCGAATTACGGGAGCCTAATCACACCCTACTTAAAATGCGCAGGGAACGTGCCGAGCTTGAGCGCGAAATCTACTTACGTGATAAACAGCAGTGGGCGGATTCACCACAAGGTGTAGAGGCCCGCATTGAAAAACAACCTATTTTTATTAAGTCTCATTTTCAAAATAAAATTAGATGGTTGCGTGAAAATCGTGGCGATAAACATACCAATGCATTCTTAACCGGTACCGGCAAGAATGCATTGTTACGTCTGGATGCTGTGCGTGAATATCAGGGCGTTAGCCCAGGCCGCGTTTCTGAGTTAATGGCTTATCTTCAGGGGGTCTATAGCCATCTTGCCGAACTGAGCAAGCGCCGGGTTAAGTCGCTGGCGAATGTTGTTGCTGGCCGCATTAATGAAATGTTCTGTACTGAAGTATCAACACCTACCGAAGAAACTCGCATTCTGTCCGATGCTGAACTGCTGACCATTTTCCGCAATATTTCGCTTGAGGCATGGTCTTTACGGGTTCGGTCACCGCATTGGCGCAAGTTACTGCGTGCAGCCAAGGCAGGTGAACCGTTTGATCGGGTTTTATTTTATTCTTCTATCGCCAGGCTGATTAATCCCGATTGGTGGGAGCGTAAATTGTGGCGGTTACGTAATGACTGGCGAGAGAGCCAGTTGCGCGCCGCAGGCTTGATCCACAAGCACGCCGCACCTTACATCAGTAAAGAGGCTTTGGCCGACTGGATAGAGCAAAAGCGCCGTAACCGTGAGTTCTTCAAGCAACATGAATTGATTGATGATGAGGGTAATACCGTTTCTTTAGAGGCAATGGTGGACGCCAGTATTAGCAATCCGACCATCCGCCGCCATGAGTTGATGGCGCGCATGAAAGGGATTGAGCTGGTCGCACAATCGCGTGGTGATGTGGGCGTGTTTTATACCATTACTTGCCCGTCTAAATATCACGCCAACAATCAAAGCGGCCACCATAACCCGAAATGGAACCATACCACACCGCCGCAGGCACAAGCCTATCTTACCAAGCTGTGGGCTAATATCGGTTCCAAGTTGGGCCGTGAAAACCTGCGTATCTACGGTTTTCGTGTGGCCGAACCGCACCATGACGGTACGCCGCACTGGCACCTGCTGCTATTTATGAAACCGCAAGAGCGCCACGCGATCACCGAGATTATGCGCGCCTACGCTGTAAAAACTGACCGCGCCGAATTGGGTAAGCGTACCAGCGCCCGCTTTACCGCTAAACGACTTGATCCGAAAAAAGGCAGTGCCACCGCCTATATCGCTAAATACATCAGTAAAAACATTGATGGTTACGCGCTGGATGGCGAGCTAGACCACGAAACCGGCAAGCCGCTGAAAGAAACGGCCCGCTTTGCTATGGCCTGGGCATCTCGCCACCGTATCCGTCAATATCAACCAATAGGCACGCCGCCGGTGACTGTCTGGCGGGAGCTACGCAAGCTGAATAACAAGCTACTCAATGACCTGATTAAGTCAGATGAATATAAGTTAGCCCTACAGCACCTGATAGATAAAAAAACTGCCCCCGCAGTTATTGCAGCTAAGGTCGCGGCAATGCGAGGGAAAAAGCTATTACTTGATCCGGCGATGGATGCTGTGATGTCGGCGGCTGACGTCAGTTGTTTTGCTACCTACATCATGCAACAGGGCGGCGTCTTGATTCCCCGCGAACAATACACCGTGCGCATTGCCTATCAGGACAATGAACAGCCCAACACCTACGGCGAGATCACCGAGAAGATTTTCGGCATCTATTCCCCGCTGTTAGGGGAAGCATCCCGCACTTGTACCCGCTTAAAAAGCTGGAAGATTGTCGCACGCCAAAAGGCGAAACCTGCCGTTGCCGTGGGGTTTGATGTTTTTCAGGACGGCCCCGCCGTCCCTTGGAGTTCTGTCAATAACTCTCCGGTAGAGCAAAAAACACGCGAACTGGAGGAGGCTATAGACAGAACATTAGAAGAAAAAATAATCGATTTCACCGTGATCACCGATGCAGAACGCCGGGCCTTGCTGCGCAGGATAAAAAACGCGCCGGTAGCAACGATTAAAACCAACGCATTGACGCCAGCCGAGGAATTATCACGCCAGGTATCAGCCGAAAAGGCCGCCCAGCGGCAAGAAAAAACCGCACAACTGGCACCCGTGGCAACAAAAATCCGCGATTTTGCCGAGTCAATCGGGCTTTCCATTAGCAAACAGCAGGCGCAATCACTGGCTTGCGGCGCAACGTTGACTATCGACGGTCAAAACTCGCAAGCAAGAGAGGATGGTTGTTTGTATCAATGCCAGCCAACCACAACCCAAAGAATTGATAAGCTATGGATGCATTTACATCATGCTCATGGGGTGCAGTCTGGTGAAATTAGACGTGACCCTATCGGTCATTACTCTGAATTTTTAAAATCTGTAAACCCTGATGCATGGTTACAACTCTTTGGAAAAAAGTGATGAGGCTAGCAACATGAATGACTACAAAGACAGGTCTGATGAAGAGACAAACCACTACATGTCCAACAAAATTAAGCGCTGCCGGAAATGCGGCAAGGAGCTGGATCACAAAGAGATTTACTACAGCACAGATAGGATATGCAATCGCTGCAAAGGGTGGCCTGAGTTTGGCTAAAAGTAACATCTGATATTTTTTGGAAAAAAAGAGGGGGGGTAATGACAACAGCAAGCGAACGTAAACGCGCCCAGCGCCAGCGCGATAAAGAATTAGGCATCACCGAGCTTACTTTACGTCTGGATACCGTAGAAATGGCAATGCTATTAGAGGGCTGTGAACAGCGTCGCATTGCTCGCGGGCCTTATGAGCGGGCTGAGTATTTGATCGGCTTGCTCCGTCAGGACAATAAATTACTGCATAAACAGCGTGAAGAGCTGAAGAAAGGCAGTTGTAAACGGTGCGGTGACACCTTGCCGGGTGATAAAGCAGGTTGTTGCTTACAAGGTGATGCGGAATGCTGGCAGACGCTAGGGTATAAGAAATTGATGTTGGACACCCTATAGCGCGGGTCCTGACAGCATACCACGGCGATATCAGATAAGCCATAGAAATGAATAGATATGCGGCATATTGAATAGAATACAGAAGTCACTCAATTTACCCTCAAAACTACCCCACACAAAAGCGCCTCTACGCCACCATGAGAGGCGCTTTTTTATTTCACCTCCGATAATGTGTGCTTCATGCCGAAAAGGCAGGGTTGAGCACATGCGTTTATGGGGTGATTTATGCCATTTATGCGGATACATAGCACCACCAACCGCCCCCCGTTCCGCGCGCTCCCCCGCCCGCGCTTTGCAATGACTAAATATTCAATTTTCATGCAGTCAGAAAGAGGCTGAAAACCCAGTATTGGCGCGGCTTAGATAATGATTAGGGAGTGAATAGAACTATGCGGATTGTTGCACATTGAACTTGCAGGGTTGCGGTAGTCAACTTACTAAACAATTTGAGCAATTATCACAGATTTTCGAGGTGGCCGTTGCGGCTTGCTCTTTTAAAATCGTGACACGACACAGAAATAAAATCAAGTGGCTTGTGACATGTCACAAAGTGGTATACATATTAGATAAAATGGCGGTATCAACATTATTGGAACTCAGGAATATGCTTTGTAAAAAATGTAGCCAGGACATAGGTGAAAAATCCTCATTTTGTAATTTCTGTGGTGAAAAACAGTCTATAGAACCTGAGAATAACAAAGGAATGAATGAATTAGCCTCTGAGTGGATTGCTAAAAAAAAGGAAAAAGCGGATCGTGAAGCAGCAGATATAAAAGAACAGGATAAAACCAATTATATAATACTAATGGTTATAATAGCGATTATTGCTGTGGTCGTTTTGTTTTATTCTTTAGATAAAGGAATAGGCACCACAGATGGAATTATATCTAATAACCCCGAGCCAGTTACGAATATTAATAACTTCCTACCATACGATCCCATATTGTTATGTAAAACATTTGATGGTAGTAATATAATTAATGACACAAAAGGCTGGGCTGATGTTCCAGATATGGGGTTCGGATGTGGTACGCCTTATAAAATATACCCTTTATTGCCCTCTGATAACCCTGCACAGAATGAAGATGATATTGCTTTTTATGTAATGGCAGATAATGGTGACGGGGGACGCTTTGGCAGGTATGCCACCATTATGCTCAATGTAAATAAAAAATCTCATGAAAAGTTAAGGCGAACTAATTTTTTGGAGGCTGTCGCTTATTTTTATGATAAAGCATTAGGTGTAAAATTAGATGATAAGACCAAGAAATTACTAAAAACCTTTCAAGAAGGGTTTACTCAGTCTGTGACTGTAGAAGGAAGGGAGCTATTGGTTATTTTCAAGAGAACGCCGTATATTAATAATAACGGTGTAGAGTTTACAATGAGATTGTACCCAGTAGGGGTGGAAATACCACCAGTGCATCAAATTAACAGCATGAAAAAATAAGCATTGTACTTGCCTACAATATAGTTTTGTAGGCAAGTGCATTTACTTATTTGGCTGATAGCAATTCATACGCCTTGAACCTCACCACCTCCTCGCCAGCCCAATCATTGATTTCTTTCAATCGCTCCTGCAAGGGGGCAAGTTCGTTGATGGCAAACACTCGCGCGGCTTTTTCCACATCACCAAAACCGCCGGTATTATTGGGTAAAATCCCCATCAGTTGCGGGGGTACCCGTTGCATCGCGAGCTGGTCGTCGCGGGTGACATTCTTGATACTGGCAAACTCATCTTTAGCCGCGACCTCGGCCAGTGGGATCACCTGTATGCCGTCCTTTTTACCGGCTGGGGCATACATAAACAGATTGCGAAAATTGCCCGGCCCCTTGGATTCTTTCAGCGCCTTGCGTAAGGCGTCGATATCCTCCTGTTTGTGGGCGGCATCGTTCATATACAGGATAAATCCGGCGTGACTGCCATTCAGGTAATATTTGCGGCGGAACAGGGTCGCCGCTTCATTAAGCCAGGTCGAGTTTAGCGAGGCGAGATATTCAGGAACGCCGTAGATCTCCTGATTAATGTCCGGATCGAGCAGATGAAAAACGCTGTGGGGTTCGAATGGGTGCGGGTTGGCCCATGATTGAGTGTACCAATAAGTGTCAGCTTCCACCCCACGGCGGGTATATTTAGCCGGGCTGGGTACCAGTTTCATTAAACCGCCTAACCGGTTATAGCGGGCCTCTAAAAATGAGTTGGCGAATACCAGAAAATCCAGCACATAGCGGCTAAAATCCTGTTTGGATAACAGTCGGTGGGGTTCGAACAGGCTGACCAGTACATTGCGTTTCATGTAGATAGGTGAACTGTGATGCACTGCCGCGCGAAAAGATTTCGCCAGGCCGTTGAATGACACTGGCGGCTCATACCAGCGATCCACCACTGAGCACTCCAGATAATCCAGAATATCGCGCTGATCCATCATTGGGATCGGGTCGCCAAAGGTAAACGCCTCAGTATGTTGAGCGCCAGTATAGGCCATTGCTGCCGCCACTTTGGCCGGGCGGTTTCGTCTGTTGCGCTTACTCATTAATATATCTCCATAACACTGGTGTTATTGCTGTTAATGCCCTCAAGAGGCTCATGGAATAAGGCGTGCATAATGGCCCAGGCCACATCACCGTGGCTGACGCCCTCGGTTCGGCTGGTAATGAAGGTGGTATTTCTGCCGCTGTCGGTCATGGCTTTGCGGATCGACATAAACGCAGTGGCGATATCAATACAACCTGCATCAAACTCAAGGCGGCCACCGCGAATCACGTTTTTTGCCTTATAAACAAGGTCGGCTTTCATTTCTAAGGTGTAACGAATGGCGTTAACCGCCGGGAAGAATTTACGCACGAGTTGCGTCACAGAACGGCCCAGCCCGGTATCATCAATCCCGATATGGGTCACGTTATAGCGCTCGGTGATTTTTTGGATATTGTCGGCCTGAACCTCAAAATCCATGCCTTTCCACTGGTGGCGCTCCAATACCCTGAATTTGCCGCCCGCCACCACTGGCGGCGCAATCACCGCACACCCGGCACTGTCGCCGGTGCTGGCCGGGTCGTAGCCAATCCACACCGGACGGTCACCAAAGGGCCGCAAGGCCAATAGCTTGACGTCAATCCATTTCTCCCAGCTATCGACCATGCAACGCTGCATTTCCGCCAGCGGAAAGGTTGAGGCGGTATCATCAATAAAGTTGCACATAAACAGATTTTCAAAATCTTCATCGCTGTTTTCGTCGCGCAACTCATCAATATCAAACAGGTCACAACCGCCTTTCAGCGCATCATCAATGGTGACAATCTGCCGGTACTGTTTATCTTCACACAGCAAACCACCGGCCAGCCGGGGATAACTGACGTCAATTTCCCGCCGCTTGTCCTTGGCTTTGCCTTTGTTAAACAGGGTGCCATTCCAGAACGCATAGGCTTCATGGGTGACACTGGAGGGCGTAGAAAAATAGGTCTGCCGATAGCGTTTTTGTGATGCCATGCCGGAGGCGGCGCGGCGTAATTTCCTAAATCCGGGTATCCAGAAATATTCATCAAGATACAGATTGCCGGGGCGGCCCTGTGCGGTGCTGGCGTTGGTGCCTAGGAAGTGCATTTCCGCGCCATTGGGTAAAATAATGACCTCGCCGCGCAAATCGACATCCACCTGACGCGCCGCGGCGACAATATAGTTTTTAAACTGGTGCGCCTGCGCTTTAGAGGCGGAAACAAACATTTGATTGCGGCCAGTGTCGAGCGCATCCAGCAGGGCTTCCCATGAGAAAAAGTAGGTTGCCCCTATCTGGCGGGATTTAAGCAGGTTGCGAATACGGTAATCTGGCGATAAACCGGCTTGATACCAGCTACGCTGATAATCAAACATGGATTCATTGAAGATATCCCTCAGCCTGGCAATTTGTGCCTCACTGAATACATTTTTCTGCGGTGCTTTACGTATTCCGCTGTTGCGCTTCTCAATATTGGGATTGAGATCCGCCTCATTGCCGCCATCATTGTATTTGCCAATACGGGCGTGACGTTCGGCCTGTCGGCCCAGCAAATCAATCTCTTTGTAGTCTTTAGGCTCTTTGGCTGATTTCATCACCAGACGGCAATACTCCGCCGCCGTGGTCAATTGCATCTGATCCAGTGGCCCGTAAGCATCCCACTTGTCGCGGCGCTTCCAACTGTGTACCGTGACAGCTTTCTCGCCGATCATTTCCGCAATGCGGGCAATGCGCAGCCCTTGCCAATACAGATACATGGCTTGACGGCGGGGATCTAAATCGGCATTGATAGCAACGCTTTCCATGTTAAATAGCCTGTTTTATTGCTTAATTACAGCAAGGCTACCTATCCGCTCCCCCTCCATCCCGCATTACACCTTGTGCCAGCCATAGCACAAGAGCGCTTGATTGTTCCGCTGGTCGTCGGTCGCCAACATAGGTCACTACTATTGAATCAGACCGGAATCAATCACATGCCAATATCTAAGTTTTTCCGTGCCGTGGTGGAGGGAGCGACCAGTGATGGCCGCCATGTTCCCCGCGCCCACATCATTGAAATGGCCGAAAGCTACAACCCGGCATTTCGTGGTTCGCGTGCCAATCTGGAACATATCAAGAGCGTTTTACCTGATAGCCAGTTCCGCGCCTATGGCGATATCACAGCGGCCAAGTATGAAGAAATCAGTGACGGGCCACTGAAAGGCAAATTAGCGCTGCTTGTCCAAGTAGATGCCACTGACGATTTGGTGAAACTGCGTCAGGCGCGGCAAAAGGTCTACTCCAGCATTGAATATATTGAGAAATTCGCAGATACCGGCAAAGCCTATTTGACCGGTATTGGTTTTACTGACACTCCCGCCTCATTAGGCGCTGAAATGCTGACATTCTGTTCGCAAATCGAACATAGCCCGCTGGCATCACGCAAAAGTCAGTCTGACGCCATTTTTACCGAGGCTACCGAAATCAATCTGGAATTTGAAGCCGATCAGGAATCGAAAACCAACCTGTTTACCACCATCAAAACCCTGTTTAGCAAAAAAGAGACGACCGACGATGCGCGTTTTAATGATGTGCATAAGGCGGTTGAGTTGGTCGCGCAGCAGGTTGAGGGGAAATTTAGCGCCCTTGCCTCATTGGAGCAGCAATTTTCTGAACTTAAGACCGCCAGTGATGCGACAAATCAAGAGCTTGTCGAACTAAAAACCACACTCGGCAAAACAGATCGCAGCTTCTCCCAACGCGACAAATCAACCGGCAATGAAAGCGCCATTCTGACTGATTGCTAAGTTATTCCGCTTGCACGTTAAGGATTTAATTTCATATGAAAAAAACCACCCGATTTAAGTACAACCAGTTTTTGCAGCAGGTTGCCCGACTGAACAACTTGGACAATAAGGACGACATTAGCGCGAAATTTACCGTTGAGCCGTCGATTGCGCAAAAACTGGAAACCAAACAACAGGAAAGCAGCGCTTTTCTGTCCAGAATCAACATCTATCCGGTGGATGAAAAAGAGGGCGAAAAGGTCGGCTTAAGTATTGACCGCCCAATTGCCAGTACCACCGATACTTCACAGAAAGAGCGTGAAGCCGCTGATCCCAGCGGTCTGGACGGCACACGATACAACTGTACCCAAACCAACTTTGATACTGCGCTGGCTTATCTAAAATTAGATATGTGGTCTAAATTCCCTGATTTTCAAACCCGCATCCGTGATGCGATTGTGAAACGCCAGGCGCTTGATCGCATCATGATCGGCTTTAACGGCACACACCGCGCGAAAACCTCCGATCACACCGTCAATAAGCTGCTTCAGGACGTCAATCGCGGCTGGCTGCAAGGTATCCGCGAGGATGCGCCCAGTCAGGTGATGGATAAAGTGGTTGACGAAAACGGCGCTGTTATTTCTGCGACCATCCGTATCGGCAAGGGGGGCGACTTCCATAATCTGGATGCGCTGGTGATGGCGGCAACCGATGAACTTATCCAGCCGTGGTTTCAGGAAGATACCGAATTAGTGGTGATTGTTGGCCGTCAGTTGTTGGCAGATAAATACTTCCCGATCGTCAACCAGGCACAGCCGAACAGCGAAGCGCTGGCCGCTGATTTAATTATCAGCCAGAAGCGCGTGGGGGGTCTGCCCGCAGTGCGCGCGCCCTCGTTCCCAGCCAATGCCATTATGATCACCCGGTTGGATAACCTGTCTATCTACTGGCAGGACGGCACCCGCCGCCGCCACATTATCGACAATCCCAAGCGGGATCGCATTGAAAACTATGAGTCTGTCAATGAAGCCTATGTAGTTGAAGATTTTGACGGCGTGGCGTTGATTGAAAACATTGAGTTCGGTGATTTCTCCGTGCCGAAAGAGGATTAATTCATTATGAGCAACCCCGTTCGCCGCCACCGGCTGTTTGTGGCGGCTCAACAATCGGATTCACTGAGCGAGGCGGCCAGCCTGAGCCACGCCAGCAATTACGAGCTGTTGTTGTTCAAGCTGCAACAGGATATGGCTCAACTGAGCCTTATCGAGTCCATTAGCCGCAAGGCCGAGGTTAAACAAGGCATGTTACCCACCTATCAACCGTGGGTGGCCGGTGTGCTGGCAAAAGGCAGTGGCGAGCAGGATGACATTCTGATGCGCATGTTGATTTGGCATCTGGATGTGGGCGACATCACCCGTGCGCTGGATATTGCGGAGTATGCCATCAAGCATGATTTGGTGACGCCAGACAGTTTTAAGCGCACCACCGCGTGCCTGATTGCCGAGGAAGTCGCCGCCATTGCACAGCGCACCTTGACCGACCAAAAACCGCTGGACACCCCGCAACTGCTACGCGCCCAGCAAATTTTAACCGGGCAGGATATGCCGGACATGGTTTGCGCCCGTCTGCATAAGTTTGTCGGTTATGCCCTGCGTCAGGACGGCGACAACGTTCTCGCATTGGCAAACCTGAAAACGGCCTTGCAGTTGGACGATAACAGCGGCGTGAAAACCGATATCAAGAATCTTGAGAAGCTGATTAAAACAGCCTCATAACCTTACGCCCCGGCGAGGGCGGCACGCTGGCTAATTAGGCTGTTTTTTCACCCTGATAAAGCCAACGTCCACCGCCCGTTTATTTTGCGAGTGTCAGCATGGATATCGTGATCAACAATCCTCAAGCATCAGGAACGCCACCGCCAGAACCGGCGGAAAAAACCATTATCAAAAATGATGGCTTTTGGCCGGATGTTGACCTGAATCAGTACCGCGAAGAGTCGCGCCAAGACGGCACCATTACCCCGCCGCGCGTGATTGAGGCGGCGCTGTTTGCCATCAACGAAGCCAATGATCGCTTGTCTGTCTGGCGCTTAACCCAGCAAAAAAAAGGTTATCTGTCAGCGGCGGAGGTGCCAGCGGCAAAACTGGATGATGAAAGCACCCGTATTCAGTTGTACCGCACGGCGGTGTTTTGCCTGATGCAAGCCCGTTTGACTGACCGCTTTCGTGGCTTTGATACCACTGGCACCGGCGGCAAGCGGGCTGATTCACTGGAACCCACCATTGATAACCTGCGCCGTGATGCTGCCTGGGCGATTAACGATATTCAGGCTATCAACCGTATGACGGTGGAGCTGATTTAATGCGCATTCTGGCCCAGCAGTACGACACCGTTGATGCCCTGTGCTGGCGCTACTACGGCCGCACCGAGGGCGTGACTGAAAAAGTGTTGGCGGCCAATCCGGGGTTAGCGGATATCGGGCCAGTGTTACCGCACGGTTACCCGGTGGAAATGCCCGAAGTCAGCGCCGCCGCCACCACACAAACCGTACAACTTTGGGACTAATGTAAATGACTGAACCCGTTTCCAGCGCAACAGCAACCACCGTCGTTGCCGGAGCCGCTATTGTGGGCCTTCTGTCCGGGCCTGATGCCGCCGATATTGTTGTGGGTGCATTCATCGGCTCTGTGATTTTTGTCATATCCGCAAAGGATTTCACTTTGCTGATCCGCACAGTGCTTTTTCTGGCCTCCTTTGTGGTCGGCATACTGACTTGTGATTTCTTCGCCTCCATCATCAGTTCAGTGATTGGTAATTTTCCTTTGATTGGCAGCAATATCACCGCGACCAAACTGATTGGCGCAATTGTGAGTTCGGCCGTTTCCGTTCGTCTGCTGATGGCCCTGACAAAGCGCGCCGCTGAACCGCCCAACATTGACTCTCAGGGAGGCAATCATGATTGACGTTAATTCGATACTCATCACCCTTAATGCCATCTCTTGCAGCTTGATAGCCCTCCGACTAATCGCCTTTCAGCGCAATGGGGCGGGATATAATCGCGCCGCCTCCCTGTGCGCTTTTGTGTTGATCGCGGCCTCCGGCACGGTGGCAATCCGTATCGCATTCGGGCAATACGCTCACGCTGATCCGGCAGAAACACTGCTTAACCTTGCCCTTTGCGTGGTTGTATTTACCGCCAAAGGTAACATTCGTCACCTTACGCGCCCGATGAGTTCAGCCGTCAACCCAAAAAAAGGGAAGCCATCATGACTAAAGACCAGATTATTGAGAATATCCTTGGCAAAGAAGGGGGGTACGTGAATAACCCCAACGACACCGGCGGCGCTACCCGTTGGGGAGTAACCGAAAGAACCGCCCGCGCCAATGGTTACGCCGGTGACATGCGAACACTGAGTCGTGATGAAGCCAGGCAGATTCTGGAGGCTGACTACTGGCATGGCCCGCGCTTTGATTTACTGGCCCCGGCATCACCGGCAATTGCGGCTGAGCTGTGTGATACCGGCGTTAATATGGGGCCATCCGTTCCAGCTAAATGGCTACAACGTTGGCTAAATGTGCTGAACCAGCAAGGCAAGCTCTACCCTGATTTGATTGCTGACGGCCAGATAGGCCCCCGTACCGTCATTGCGTTGGATGCTTTTTTACGCGTCCGGGGCAAAGAGGGCGAGCAGGTTTTACTTAAAGGACTGAATTGCAGTCAGGGCCAGCGTTATCTTGAGCTGGCCGAGCAGCGCCCGGCAAATGAAACTTTTGTCTACGGTTGGGTTAAGGAACGGGTGGCACTGTGAGTCTATCGCTCTTCATTCCTAAGCAATGGCTAGTTATGGCTAGCTTGTTATTGGCGGTGATAACTGTCGTCGGGGTGCAGACGTGGCGACTGAGCAGCGCAGCCCGTGAATTGACCGCCGTCAATGAAATGGCCAGCACACAAAAACAGACGATCAATGATTTGCATGTGGTACTCAGTGACAGGCAGAAACAATTGGCTTCCCTGTATCAGCAGGCGCAAGCCAATGATGAGGCACAGTTAGCATTGCGTAATCAACTGGCACGCAATGACCGCTTGTTAGTCAACCGTAGCGATGAAATCAAGAGGTTAATCCGTGAGAATGACACTGTTAAACGCTGGGCTAATGAGTCTTTGCCTGTTGATATTATCCGGTTGCGGCAGCGCCCCGCTATCACCGGCAGCAACACCTTTACTGCTTGGCTGTCCGATGCTGACACCCTGCCAGCTACCGGCCAGTAATCCGCAGAGTAACGGACAGTTAAATGATGACGTTGACTTACTAGAGCGGGCTTGGGCGCAGTGTGCCGCTCAAGTTGATATGACCATTAATTGCCAGCGAGAGCGACAACATGTTAAAGCCTGATTCGCTGCGTAGCGCCATCCTGAAAGCCGTACCCTATATCAAGCAAAACCCACACTGCTTGCATGTGTTTATTGATAAAGGGGCGATTATTGCCACGCTGGCCCCATCACTCTCTTTTGAATATCAGTACACCTTAAATCTGGTGGTGACCGATTACGCCGATAGTCTGGATTTGATTGTTGTGCCGATCCTGCATTGGTTGCGCACCAACCAGCCGGATATGATGGCAAATCCCGATAAGCGTCAGGACTGTTTCACCTTTGGGGTGGATTATCTGGATAATGAAGTGCGCGATATCAGTATTGATATCAAGCTTACTGAGCGGGTGATTGTCAAAGAGCAGGACGGAACATTAAACGTTACCCATCTTGATGAGCCGGTGCCGCCGGAGCATTTTATCAAGAGTTATAAAATGGGTATCGACGGTAAAACCGTGGCGGAGTGGGCCGTATGAACGACCTGCATGAGCTAGACCAGACATTATCCATCTTACTGGCACAACTGGCACCGCAGGCACGCGGCGCGTTTATGCGTCAGGTCTCTAAAGAGCTACGCCAACGCCAGCAAAAGCATATTCAGGCACAGCAGAATCCAGACGGCTCCCCCTTTGTTGCCCGCAAGAAAAAGCGCCGCGATAAACAAGGCCGCATTAAGCGCAAGATGTTTACTAAGCTGCGCACCGCCCGTTATATCAAAAACGAATCCAACGCCGACGAGGCCGCTGTCACCTTTAGCGGTAAGGTTAATAATCTGGTGCGGGTGCATCACTATGGCTTACGCGATAAAGTCACAAAGAACGGGCCAACGGTGAAATACGAGCGCCGCCAGTTGCTAGGCTTTACTGACGGCGACAGTGAATGGATTGGGGATCTGGCGTTGGAGTGGATAGCTAAATAGCCATTAATCTGGTTTTTGCGGGAACAAGTACAATATAAAATGGTAAACGCCAAAAATACCGATACAAGCTAATATGGCAATGTACCAACGATCAAAATAGAAAAATGATGCAACCATTAATATTAACGCAACTAACGCGATAGCATTAGCCACCATGTAAGAAAGATAATATAAAAAACCGACTACGATTTTTTTAACTGTTGAGTTGGTTGATGACATTATCGATAACCCTCCTATAATCTTCATCTCGTCCCTGCTCTTGCATACTACTTGCGTCAACGTAGCCAGACACATAATCTTTAATTAAAAAATACAATATATCCAGATCACCCATCGAACGTAAGCGCCAATACAACCTTGGGTTTTTCTCTCTCAACTCTCTGGAGTCATAAGCTGAACGGTGAGCCAATGCACCGATAGTTAATATCGAGTTAATTGCTGCACCACGAAGAATGCCCAAAGACGTTTTTAACTTAGGGTATCTCGCTATTGATCTATTCATCTGTGAAGTTAACAAATACATTAGCGTTGTTGTGGTAGCAAAGCGCGCACCTATTTTCGCATAGATACTGTTTAACAACGCGTCTTTCTTATCTTCTGGAAGCCTATCAATAAAATCTCTGGCAATAGCCTCTACTAAATTCGCTATTGCACTATCGATATCCCCCTCTTTTATGAAAGTTGCTAATCGATAAAAATCATTAGAGTTTTGGCTTCTATGCTCGGTATCCAGAAATCCATATGCTAAATAATACATATCTTGCGGAACTGACATTATTCCAGACAACGCACTGTCTGGAATACTTTTAGGCTCAAAAGAGTCTAATATTTTGTTGGATATAGTATTAATCTCATCCATAAGATAATCCTTATAAAATGCGGTCATTCCAAATGCTATAACCTGACGTTCCTGCAACATGATGTTGCCAGATAATACTCTCATAACGAACTGACACATTTTCTTCCGGTTGCATACCTGCATGAGTCAATGAATGGGGATAATCGATATGGATATTAGTCAGCGCTGCATTAGTCAGTTTGATGGTGTAATACTTCTCCTGAGAACCCTCACTGTTCGTTCGATAAAAATCGAAAAGACACTCAAGGCTTTCATTTTCAGAGATAGAGATACCCAGTAAAGGCGATGATTTATCAATGGGTTTTCTAAAAACTATCGGATGATGATGGGAGTTTTGAGCACGAGATATCATATGTTGCAATGCATAAACGAAGATCTGATCCTGATGTGTTGATTGCGACTTATTGCCAATAGAATCTAATGAACCGCAGCCAGCGGATATTAAACCTTGTTTCGCGCCTTGTAACGTTAGATAAATAGAGTTAGCCATTTGAAAATCCCTTTAATAATTTAAATAACATGTCCTTAAACACTACAGGGTCTCATCATTATTTGCACCAGCCTAATGACAGAATGCTCGATGTGTTCACATTCCTATTAGCCTTTTAGGCTGTAAATAAAGGCTATCACATTTATTGAATCCATTAATTTCTTGTGCCATCCCCCACACAAAACCCATCACATGCCCCGCGCGCCCGTAGGCGGCACACTGGCCGCATGAATATCCTTATTGCTGGCATTAAACGCCTGTTGGCTAACATTATCCGTATTGGCCTCGTCTCGGACGTCAGTCTCGCCAACGGACTATGCCGGGTCAAAATAGGCAACCTTGAAACCGATTGGCTCAATTGGTTAACGCTGCGCGCCGGTCGGGTGCGCTTTTGGTCTGCGCCGTCAGTGGGTGAGCAAGTGATGGTGCTCAGTATCGGCGGTGAACTCACCACCGGCTTTGTGCTGCCCGCCATCTTTTCAGATGCCAATCCGGCACCGTCACAATCACCTGACGCCATCGTGATCACCTTTCCTGATGGTGCGCGTTTTGAGTATGAGCCGGAAACCAGCCACCTGGCAGTAACCGGAATAGCCACCGCAATCATTGAGGCCAGCGAGTCAGTCACTGTCACTGCCCCCAATATAACCTGTGCTGCCTCGGTCAAAATCACACTGGATACCCCCGAAGTGGAATGCACCCATAACCTCACCACCGCGACGCTGAACGTGAAGCAAGGCGGCACCATGAGCGGCACTATCACCCATACCGGCGGCCCGTTCTCATCCAATGGCATTGTTATCGATAAGCATGACCACGGCGGCGTCTTGCGCGGTGGTGCTGATACGCTGGGGATAAAATGACCAGCTATAAATATAGCGGCATGAACCGCAACAGCGGCTGGCACATCGACGATATTGACCATATCCGCCAGTCAATCAGTGAC